CATGACAAACACTGCATTTACTTAATATAGGTAATAGTTCTTGAAAACGGATTTACATGTTATCATCTAATAGATAATAAAAAGTCAAAATGTCCGCAATTGCTATCCTAGATATCACCAAGATTGATACTAATCTACTAACCGTAGGAGAAACCAAAAAAGGTAAAGGTCTATCTGCACAACTAATGTATGATGGACAAAGATGTTCAATGCGACTACCAAAAATGACACTACCAGGTGGTCTACTTTCACGAGTAGATGAAGCATCTGGAGTTGTAAGTCATTCACTTATCGGATCTCTTAAAGGATGTCCTACCGATGGTAAAACCCCTGCTGAAGGAGTTGACCCAATGTCCAAGATGTATAATGTTCTCCAAGATGTTGGAAAACTTCTAAAGAAATGGGCATTTGAAAATTCCGCAAAGCTCTTCGGAAAGAAGCGCACTGAAGACTCAGTAAATGATAGCTTTAACGAGCGATCTATTATGAGTATTTCATGTGACAAAGTCGGAGACGAATATGTTCCTAACGGAAAATATCCTCCTTCTTTCAGAGCAAAAGTTCCAGTTTATGATGGAAAAATTAGTATGGACGTAGTAGATCAAAATACTAAACCAGTTCACCTAACTGTTGAATCACTATCTAGCGTATTCCCTAAAGGAGTAGCTGCAAATCTAGTTGTCAATGGATCTATCTATATTATTGGACAATCCTTCGGTATTACATGGCGTATTGCTATGGCCCAAGTATTTGCTCCTAATAAACTAACTGCTTCTTCTGTATTTGAAGTTGTTCCTGACGAAGAGGAGGAAACTCCTGTTCAACAAGAACAAGAGCAAGAACAAGAATCTCAACCTACTGAACTAAGTCCTGCTGGTGGCTCAGCTCCTCCTCCCCAGAGGAAGAAGCGCGCAGCTGTAAGTCAAGCTTAGACCATACCTTAGAATTCTCCGGAGGAACATACATAATAAATGACTCATCTATAAAAAGAGGTTCTTTTAGAACTTTTTTTTTCGTTTGGCAATTTTTTGTTTTCGAAAAAGAGAGACTACACTTGCACTGATAAACTGAAGGTATTTCTTTATAAATATATTCAGGTAATACTAATCTATCGTGTGCTTTTAATAATAAATCTAAATCGGTAGAATCTTGATAAGCTTCTGGTGATAATAAAGAATAGATAGTTTGTCCTTTAGTCCATTCTTCTTGAAATAACATATTCCATGGATTTTCAGAAAACCACAAAGTTTTAAATTCTGCACGATTATCTGCAAGATGTTCAACTATTCCAATACGTTCAGAATCTTCATTATATAATGAAAAAACATGTAGATCTTTATATTGTGTATCTAAGGCACCTCTATATATTTTTTCTTCTGGTTTATCCGAATATACCCATTCTGATGCTTCATGATCTTCATCTAATTCAATAATATCACGTGATATATCTTCATAAACTAAAGATGGTTTCAATATAGAATACATCTTTAGTTTTTTATAGAATTAATTTTTGCGCATATATAACGTAGATCTTCCTTTATCAATCTCCTTAAATCCTAATTTGGTATAACATCTTACTGCAGGTTCATTATTAATTAGAACATCAAGAAATATAGGTTCAGAATATTTTTTTAGAACACATTCAAGAAATTTTGTGCATAAACCACGTCCACGATATTCAGGTATAATAGATACATTATGTAAAGTATATGATCCATCACGTTTTTGTCTCATAGCAGCATGAGCAATTTTAAGTTCTCCATCAAAATATCCATATGAAGTTACTGTTGAAGGTTCTGTTTCTTTACGTGGAACTTTTTTACACTTCATTATTATTCAAAAGAGAATTTTAATTCTACATGATGTTTAGAAAGTAGATTTGAAGCAGATGAAGAAAGTTCATGACGTTTTCTATTTGTATCAGTTTCAAGACGTAATTCCATATCTTGGTGAATTTTTTCACGATGTTCTAAAATATAAGTTAAAATTCCATCTGTAATAATCCATTCAAAGAAATTTAATTGACCAACTGTAGTTTCCATTTCAGAAAATTTAATTCGTTTACATCTACAAAAAGGATCAAACATTTTTTTGCTATAAGCTTTCAAATGACTTTTATATGAAGGATATACTATTACATATTTTTGTCCATTCATAAATGCAGTATTAAATTTTTTTGCATAATTTGTAACAAACCAATCAATTAATCTCAATGAAAGAACTGAATTTCCTGTAATAATTTCACGGATTTTTTCAAGATTTTCTGGAACTGTATAAAATTTTTCTAGTCTATGCAAAACCCATTGTTCTTGACTTTGTATTTCCATTTAATGTTGTTAAAAATTTAATATGAAAACGGAATAATTCTAGTAGTAACATTAAAGAAAAATGTCTCTTCCTCTTCCTCCTCAAGCACTAGTGCTTCCTTCTATGGAATCAACTTGTTTGATGGGAGCAGATGGACTTGCATTCATTTCAGTCAATCCTCTAACTAGAACTATGTTCCTACATAAAATTTCTGGAACGGATACCGGACAACTCTCTCCAAAACATTCTCAAAATTATTACAGAATTAGAGCCCTTTTCTATGAATATACGGCAGGAAATCTTACTAAGAATGAACTTCTTGAATGCATTTTCAAGAAATCTGAAATTGAAGATATGGAACTGAGAGGTGTATTTATCCCAACACTTGATAACATTAGCATGGAGTAGTTTACCTAATCCTTACCTAGTAATATAAATGGATGAACAAATAGCCTTTTTAATTGAAAAATATGGAAAAGGTGAACAAAGAACTGCTGAATGGTTTGCAACAAGAAGTAATAGAATTACTGCATCTGAATGTACAAAAGCTTTTTCTACTGCAACATTTCTACAAAAAAAAGAATTGATTGAATCTAAATTAATTTCTAAGCCACAAGGAAATTCACAACCATATGCATGTATTTGGGGAACACATTTTGAACCTATAGCAAAACAACTTTATCAAGAAGAAAAAAACATTTCTGTAATTCAAGATTTAGCCTGTGTAATTCATCAAGACTATGAATTTCTTGGTGCATCACCTGATGGATTAATTTTAGATGGTGAAATGCGTGGATATCTTCTTGAATTGAAATGTCCAATTTCTCGTTCTTTTGAAGAAGGTTCTGCAATTCCTAATGAATATTATCATCAAATGCAAATGCAAATGGAATGCACAAAATTAGATAAATGTGTATATCTTGAAACAAAATTTAAACATGTTTCATATTCTGAATGGAAAGATTCTGATAGGAAAAAAGGTTGTTATGCTGAACGTCCAGGAGAAATTGTATATTGTCAAGGAAATGTAGAAGAATGGACTTCTCAATTAGAAGATCGTCTTTCATGGACTGTTCGTTATTGGATTCTTGAAAAAACACGTTCATGTATTATTGATAAAGATCCTCAATGGATTACAGATCATATTCTAGAATTTCAACAAACATGGAATGAAGTTCTAGAACATCGTAAAAATGGAACTCTACCTCAACCAAAAGAAAAAGGTATTTTAGTGCTTTAAACTTAAATTATAAAAATGAAACTTGGATTATGTATGATTGTAAAAGATGAATCACATATTATCCATGAAGTTCTACAATGTGTCAAAGATCTAATTGATACTTGGTGTATTGTTGATACTGGTTCATCAGATAATACTATGGAAATAATTACAAACTTTTTTGATATTCATAATATTGATGGAAAATTACATAAATTACCTTGGAAAGGATTTGGTCCTTCAAGATCAGCTGCTTTGAAATTATGTGATGGGCAAATGGATTATATTCTGATGATTGATGCAGATGATCTAATTGAATATCCTTCAACTGCCAAAGTATTTCTAAATAGTATTTTAGAAGAACATAAACCTAATGCATTAAATATTAATATTAAACGTGGAAATATTGATTATCAACGAACTCAATTATTCAAAGCTAATGATGATTGGAGATATGTAGGTGTTCTTCATGAATATCCTACAAATGATAAAAAAGATAATAAATTTATTAATTTACCACCTGAGATTTTTATGACCGGAAGAACTATGGGAAATAGATCTTTACAAGACGGAAATAAATATTTGAATGATGCTGCAACTCTTTTAGCAGAAGTTGAAAAAGATCCTGAAAATGATCGTAATGTATTTTATCTTGCTCAATCTTATCGTGATGGTGGTGATATCGCTTCTGCATTGAAATGGTATAAGAAAAGATATGAAATGGGTAAATGGAAAGAAGAACAATGTGTTTCTGCAATGAATATTTCTAAACTTTCTTTACCAAATGTTGATGAAGCTAAGGAATGGGCATGGAAAGCACATGAATGTAGTTCAGGAAGATCAGAATCATTAGTTACATTTGTAAGTTATTGTAGATCAAAAAATTTATTTTCACAAGAATTATTTTCAATGATTCACTATGCTTCAACTATTCCAAAACCTTCTCAACAAGTTTTGTTTGTTGAATCTGATGTATATGATTGGAGAGTTTGGGATGAATTATGTATTGTAGGTTGTTTTACTGGGCATCTTGAAATTGCAAAAAAAGCTTGTTATAGATTATTACATGAAGATAAATTTCCACCTGAACAACGTCAACGAATTGAAAACAATATGAAAGCTATTTTAAATGGTGAAAAGAAACAATAATTATAAATATGCATTATACATATTCACTCTAAATGGTGTGGCAACTCCTGAAATAGGTGCATCAAATTCTTTTTCTGGAATAGAATGGTTAGTTTTTTGTGAATATGAAGAATTTACTAAAACATCAGTTCTTTGACGTTGAGATTTATCTTCAAATCTAGCAAATCCTTCTACTGAACCACAACAACAAATTAATGCTAAAACAAGAATAATCCAAGGAACATAATCCCAGTCTTTCATTTATACTTAAAACGGAAAGAGTTTTACCGTATTAAGATAAATCAATAAAATGGAAGAAAAGGCACTAGAAACATTAAAAGCAATGTTGAATGCTAGACAAAAAAAAGTTGAACAAATTGAAACCCTAGGTAATTCTCTAGATGATACAAGAATGTATAATTTAGGTGGAGTATTAATTATCTTTTCTGATAAAGGTAGAATGACTGACGGAGTTCTAAAATCTTACATACAATTTTGTGAAGATAATAATTATACGCATGGATTAATTATTATCCTTGCTACATCCCCTTCA